ACAATAGCAGAGAAAATTGTAGAACTTGAAGATAAGTTCATCGACCTAGCTTTTTCAATGGGTCCAATGGAAGACTTGACCAGTGAAGACGTTAAGAAGTACATTAGATACATTGCTGACCGCAGATTGATTAGTCTTGGGTTGAAGGGTATATTCAAAATTAAGAAGAATCCTTTGTTATGGGTAGAAGAGATGGTGAATGCACCAACACACACAAACTTCTTTGAGAATAGAAGTACTGACTATGCTCGAGGCGCGCTGTCTGGAGATTGGGGTGATGTTTGGGAATAGGCAGTATTAAACCAAAGTTTGCTGACTATTTCTTCTCTATAGCCGATATGACTGCTAAGTTGTCATCTGCCAAGAAGCTACAAGTTGGATGTGTCATTGTAAAAGATAATAGAATACTATCTATTGGATACAATGGCACACCAGCTGGCTGGGATAACGAGTGTGAAGAAGAAACAAAGTTTGGCAACACGGGTTATGGCAGAAAACTTACAACCAAGCCAGAAGTCATACATGCGGAAGCAAATGCACTGATGAAGTTAGTTCAATCAACCGACTCAAGTGTTGGCTCTGTATTATTCGTAACACATTTGCCTTGCATAGAATGCGCTAAACTAGTGTATCAAGCAGGGATAAAAGAAGTATATTATATAAACGATTATCATGCTTCCAAGGGAAGTGGACACTTATTTTTAAAAGAGGCAGGAATAAAGTTATATGCCAAGACCAATTAGAATTGAATGTGTATCATGTGAGTCAACCTTTAGAATGGCACATGATATGCCAGAAACTCATTACAGTGAAAGCTATTGCGTATTTTGTGGCAGTGAACTAGAAATTGAGTTAGCTATGCCACTCAGTGACTGGGAACAAGAGGAAGCTGATGATGCAGAAAGAGAAGACTGGAATTAAAAAGACTGTTGTAATCATCTCTGGTGGATTCGATCCAATACACCCTGGACATTTAGATTACATACGAGAAGCTAGAGCCATGGGCGACTGGTTAATTGTCGGTCTAAATTCAGATGAGTGGTTGACTCGCAAGAAAGGCAGGGCATTCATGTGTTTTGATGATCGCTGGTGTATGTTGATGGCTACTGAAGGTGTAGATGATGTTATATCATTTGATGATTCAGACGATACGGCTATTGACCTGATATCTCGCGTGATGAATATGCCAGTCTCTGGTAATGTGGAGTATATATTCGCTAATGGTGGCGACAGAGACATAACTACTACTCCAGAAAACTCTATCTCCACCGACAACATCAAGTTTAGATATGGTGTTGGTGGAGGAAAGTCTAGTAGCAGTAGTGAACTCTTGGCTCAATGGTCAGAGGGCAATAATATCATCAGAGATTGGGGTATATATAAAATTCTGCTCCAAGATAGCAGAATCAAAGTCAAGGAATTGGTGATTCAGCCTAACAAATGTATCAGTTATCAGAAGCATTTTTTGCGTAGTGAAATCTGGTTCGTTAGTCAAGGTCAATGCACAGTTAAGCATAGCAAAGGCAAGAGAACAGATTACACCATGCACAACCTCCGAGAGGATGATGTATTCACCGTGAGAGCAAACGAGTGGCATCAAATAAGCAATCCTTACCGAACTCCATGTCACATCATAGAGATCCAGTATGGGTCTGATACGAGTGAAGAGGATATACAGAGGGACGAATAGTCGTATAAATATGAGTTCCTACTAATCAATATAGAAGAGAGATAATGACTTTAAAAAAGACGTTTATATTTACCACCGCAATTCTATTTGCTATCTTTAGTGCTATTGCCGTTGGCAAAGAGAAAGAGATGGTAATCTATGACTTTCCTATCACCCGAGTAATTGACGGTGACACTGTTGCATTTGAAGCCAACTTTCTACCTGCACCACTCAAGCAAGAACTGAGCATACGAGTTTTCGGCGTAGACACCCCAGAGAAAAGCTGGCGTGGTAGTTGTGATGTAGAAAAGAAATTGGGCGAAGAAGCATCTCAGTTCACCAAGGACATGCTGGCTTCCGGTACAAAGATCGAAGTTGCTATTCAATCATGGGATAAATACGGTGGTCGAGTGTTGGGTGATGTAATCGTTGATGGAGTTAGTCTGCGGTATGCGCTATTAGAAAATGGGTACGCCAGGGAATACTTTGGTGACAAGAAAGTTAGTTGGTGCTTATAAAATAAAGTGAGAAGGGTATGTTGAAATTCCTAGACATGGAATTAGCTATAGATGATGAATGTTTTCAACCAAATACTGTTACAAAACTCTTTGCTCAAAACATTGATCCAGTAGGGAAGACTATATTGGATTTGGGGTGCGGAGTTGGTGCAGTAGGGATTCACTTTATGAAAAACGGTGCAGATGGTTGCATTGGATTGGACATATATGATGGTCATGTGAAATACGCGCAAGATAATTGTACTTCCAATGATGTTAAAATGCAAGTCCTTCAAAGCGACATATACTCCAACCTCACAGATCAGAAATTCGACATTATTGCTAGTGATATCAGTGGTTGTGCTAAAGAGATTGCAGACATAACTACATGGTTTCCTAAGAATGTCCCTACACCAGAAAATGGATGGGAGTTGACAGTTGCGGCTATCAAAGACTCCAAGAAATACCTCAATACCGGTGGTGAATTCTATTCTGCTGTCCTGAGTTTCAGTGACAGAGATAAGATAGATGAAGCCTTTAACGAAACGTATGGTGATGACTGGGAGATACTGTTTGAAAAGCAGATAGTGTTCTCTAAGGAACTATACGACAACAAAGAGATAGCATGTAAATATCCAGTTGTGGAGAAACGAAATCGCCTCTTCTGGACATTTTATATGTACAAAGGAAATGCATGAAAGGTTGGCATGGTGGTAAGGGAAGTGGAAGACGTAGAGAAAATCAACAAAACATAGACCATAACTGGGATTTCATATTCGGAAAAAAGGATATAAATAGTACACTAGATGATGATTCAGGTGTATTGAAAGATGGTAGCAGTGAAGAAAGTAGTGAAGAAGAAGCGGAAGAAGAAACCCGCGGAAAAGAAAGTACATAGGGTATATTGTACATACTTCCCAGATGGAAGATACTACATTGGATACTCGTGTAAACCTATTAAACAATATGAAAAGTATTTTGGTAGTGGCAATGCCGTACTAGAATATGAAGGTGATCTTATCAAAGATACTCTGGTGGAATATGAGAAGAAGTCCTATGCTAAGATGCAGGAACTTCTTCTACAGTGGCAGTGCCGCGAAGATCCACGATGTCTGAATGATATGTTGAATATCAGATTGCGTAGAAGTCACCTCGCTGAATTCGTACCAATCAAGTGGAGTCCCAGATGATATTCCTAGTATTATTAATTGTATCTGCACTATCAGTATCTGCTGTAGCGGGTTATTTTTCCATTATTGGATTGATGGCTATATTCCCCGCAGTCAAAATACCCATCATGGCTATGGGCATTGTATTAGAACTTGCTAAGTTAGTCACAGCATCATGGCTCTATAGAAACTGGAAGAAAGCTGGATTTCTCCTCAGAACCTATTTCACTGCATCGGTCATTATTCTCTCAATCATCACCTCTATGGGAATCTACGGATATTTGTCCAAAGCACACTTAGAACACTCAGTGATAACGGGTGATAAGTCTCTCCAGATAGCTAGGATCGATGCCAGACTAGCGCAACAACAAAGGCGTGTAGATGATGCTCAACAAGTTATCGGGCAGCTGGACCAAGCTGTACAGACGCTCATTAACTACGATAGAATAAGAGGGGCTGAAGGATCCCTGGCTGTACGTCAGTCACAATCATTAGAGAGACAGACACTCAACTTATCTATTGATGACGCTGGTGAAGCAATGGAGACGCTCCTATCAAGCAAATTAGTGCTTGAGACAGAACAATTGGTGATTGAAGTTGAAGTGGGACCTATCAAATATATCGCTGAATTAATATATGGTGATTCCGACAAAGAACTACTTGACAAAGCGGTGCGATTCGTGATACTATTACTTGTAGTAGTGTTTGATCCGTTAGCTATACTGCTAGTCATATCAGCTAACATGAGCCTGATGGAAAGGCGAGGTGAGTCGATGACTTTCCTCGGTGATGATGCTACTGAAGCTGTTGAAGATTTTATGATGGACGCAAAACCAGAACCATCGGTGCCAAGCCCCGAGCCGGTGAAGGTTGTAGTAGCTGAATCAGAACCCGTATTAAGTGATACGGAAATAGACCAGTTGGGGAGACTCGACCGGAATTTGAGAAATAAACTAGGTTGGCTAATAGACAAGAAGGAAGTATAATAATGACAACAGAAGTAAATGATGTAGTATCGGTAGTAACGACCGTCGGTGAGTTCATAGGTAAATTCGTAAGAGAAGACACTCAGGTGGTCATACTAAAAGATCCACGCATGGTTGTCCATGGTTCAACCGGAATGGGATTCGCACGTGGTTTGAGCATGGCAAGTGGTGAAGAGGCTGATGAATGCACCTTTTACATTACTAATGTGGTATTCATAGCTGAAGCCCATAAGGACGTAGTTACTGCATACCGTGAGTTTACTAGCGGGCTGATACTCAAGTGATTACAGGCTTCACATGCAGTACCTTTGATTTGCTTCATGCTGGACATGTGCAAATGCTCAGAGATGCAAAATCGCAATGTGATTATCTAATATGTGGGTTGCAGGTAGACCCATCTACTGATAGAAAAAATAAGAACAAGCCAATTCAGACAGTAGTAGAGCGATACACTCAGTTAAATGCCGTTCGCTATGTGGATGAGATTATACCATATGGCAATGAAATTGATTTAGAAGATATCTTGACAATGTACGATATTAATGTTAGAATACTAGGTGAAGAATATAGAGAAAAAGACTTCACCGGTGCCACAATCTGTAAGGATAGAGGTATCTCACTATATTTTAATAAACGAGATCATCGTTTTTCAACCAGCGACCTAAGAGCCCGCGTTAAATCCTGAAGGGGAATTATATTATGAGTAAAGAAGCATACCTTGAAAGTCTAAGCAATGGTGTACGCACTGTTACATTCACTAAAGTCGATGGCACAGAGCGTGTTATGGAAGCAACGATACAGCCCAGTATCCTCAAAGAAATCTATGGAGATGAAGCAGTGGCACTTCAGCGCAATCAAGACACATTGACTGTGTTTGACACTGAGAAGAAAGATTGGCGTTCTATCAGAGTATCCTCTATCAAAACTTTAGTTTAACCTCTTGACAAATGGTGTTATTCCTGTTATCATAGATACTGTAAACAAATAACTAATAGGAATTTCACCATGGCTAAAGACAAGTACGCAGAGTTTCGCCCAGAAACTAAGAAAGTACGCAAGAAGCGCAAGCCTATGACAGAAGAGCAGAGAGCCGAAGCTGGCGAACGACTCAAACTGGCTAGAGAAAAGCGCCAACGAGATAATCCTCCCACCTATGCTGGTATAGCACCCAAAGTTGTCGCCCTAGATGACGATGAGACATTCAGTCTGAAGAACGTCCGAGACTGGATCAAGACTCAGAAAGAATACCTCACCGAGTTCAATCGTGGTGCTAAAGCTGGTGATAAAGGTGCAATAGCCAAAGCGGCATCATGCACTGGTTACATTCGGCACATGGAAGCGTATCTCAGAAGTGGTGACTGGATCGATGACAGATACGGTGCCAATGCAGATAACGTAACTCAGTGGACATGCACAACCCTAGCTTATGACTCCGATGGTGTACCCAAGCGTTCTAAAGGTGTGTTTTATCCCGATCTTGGATATCGTTGGGGCTTTGATCCTGACGAAGTTGAAGCAGGAGTATTACCGATATGATTGTTATTGATTATAGTCAAGTCTCCATTTCTAATTTCATGGCAGAGATAGGTCATCGTAAAGATAACTCAGTGGATATCAATGTCCCACTCATCCGTCACATGATACTCAACTCAATTCGTAGCTATAAGAACAGATATGGCAAAGAGTTCGGTGAGATAGTAATTGCGTGTGATAATAGACACTATTGGCGCAGAGAAGTCTTTCCACACTACAAAGCGGGTCGTAAGAAGAGCCGTGATGATAGTGGATTAGACTGGTCATCCATATTTGACGCATTGAACATGGTGCGTGATGAGATTGACGAGTTCATGCCTTATCCTGTGATTAACATACATGGTGCTGAGGCTGATGATGTGATTGGTGCATTAGCAGAGTATAGCCAGACAGCAAGTACTGAAGGGAAGCTGTTTGCATCTGCTGAACCATTCCTAGTTATATCTGGTGATCACGATTTTGCCCAGTTGCAGAAGTTTCCTAATGTGTCACAGTATAGCCCCGGCAAGAAGAAGATGATTAAGATCACCGAACCGGCTCACAATGTACTGATGGAGCATATCATCATTGGCGACAGAGGTGATGGTGTGCCTAACATGTTATCAGACGATGACACTTTTGTTACAGAGTCTAAGAGACAGCGTCCTATTCGCACTGTTCTAAAAGAAGAGTGGAAGAAGCAACAACCATCTGAATGGGTGACTGGTGAGATGGCTCATGGCTACAAGCGCAACAAAAGACTGGTAGACCTGTCAATGACTCCACAAGAGATCAAAGATGGCATTGTTGACTCATATGAAGCACAACAAGGCAAGGGTCGAGCAGACTTATTTGGCTATTTCGTGGCAAAGCAGTTGACTGGTATGATGGATGTCATTGAAGATTTCTAGTATAAATACTGAGGTAAGCCAAATAAATAATGGAGTAAATGATGAAATTTAGACAAACTAATGAGGGTTTTGATTGGGTGTTCTCAGTCAGTAGTTCTACAGAACAAGCCGACCGGCTAAAGCAATGGGCAAGTACGAATCAGTCACTAGTACCATTGGTACGACATGGTGTTGGTGCTATCAAAGCCGATTGGGGCATACCAGAGGGTATGCCAAACACAGTCAAGCTAGAGAAAGATATCCCTGCTGGAATGTCCAATTCTACCATTCAACTAGAGTGGCGTAGAATCAAGGGATTCTTTGATCCCACTGCCAATATCCATAACTTGAAACAGCCTCAACGAGAGACAGTATGGGTTCAGATACTTGAAGCAGTACATCCAAGCGAGGCAAGCATTCTCACTGCTATGAAAGATGGCACGTTGTTAGCTGAATATCCACAACTGGAAGCGGTACTTGGCACATTAGGTATCACCGACTACAACAAGCCAGTTGCTAAGAAAGCTAAGAAGAAGAGAGTTACTAAGAAGAAATCTGCGGCTTAGGGCGATATGGGTCATATTCTCTGCCCCATTGCCATTCATCTGGAAGTTTGAATTCAAGTAATACAAGGTGCCGCGAGCCATTCGGTTCAACGCACCATTTTCTTTTAGGACGTTGAAAAGCCTTCATCCTAATCAATTTGATTGTCTCATCGTTATGTTTACGACCATACATAGGATTAAACTCTCCTACTCTGGTACCGGTCATAGTATCACTGATTTTCTGTTTATGCTCTTCGGTCCATCCCTTCTTTCTAGATGGATGCTTATTGCCGAGCTTGGCTTTTTTGATTCTTTCGCGACCTTCAGGAGTATGCCATCCAGTCCTATCTCGGCATTTGTCCACTATGGGTAAGTCTTTCTTATTGTAATGGATCACATAATCGCGCACAGCCTCGACAGTTGATAGCTTGATGATCAACTCGCGTGGCTTAGGTACTGCTTGGAGGCTATTCTCATCCACTATCCAGAACTCGGATTGGCGTTGGAATAGAAAGAATCGACTGGCTCTAGCCATGATATACTCATAAAATAGGTGATAATAGCACTATTTATATGCAAAATAAATGCAAATAAATGCAAATAAAGGTTGACTTTGCCTATGGATGTGTTATAATAGTTGTACAAATTGAGTAAAGAGAGAGAGAAATAGATATGTCAACTTACAATTACGCAGATTCAATTACCTTCACCAAAAACTACTTCTATCAGCCAAATCGTGATGTATTTGCTCCGTCTTTGGCTGCGGTGAACAACCCTTCTGCATACGATACTATCATAGTTGATGAGGACATTACTGCCCAAGCTATGGATATAGTGATGGAGAAGTACCTTGTTGATCGAAAGAAGTCTTTTTGCCCCGCACGAGATAATGCATAAAAGATGAAAATAAAGGTTGACATAGCCTACCAATATGTTATAATAGTATCTGAAATCGAGTAAAGAGAGAGAGAATATGACTTTAAGCAAAGGTGTTATAGCAAACATGTTCGATGACGCGGAAATGATGGAGATTGGGCAGGTTTGTCGCCTGTTAACTCCTTCTAGCGAGACTGAAACTGGGTTTGCCCAAGTCGAGGTCACTCGTTTAACTGCTGAATACTTCACTGTGGAGAATGTATAATGAAGATTGTAACTCAAACTCAAATCCGCGAGAACTATGGCGCACATGATTGGAACGGCGAGGGTGAATGTCCTCAGCACTGGAAGTACAAGGGCGGTAACACATACGTCACTGAGAATGTGACCATAGCCCAGGCGCAAGACCGCGACTTCTGGAAGTCTATTGGTGCCGCTATCACGACTTATAATGAGTCCTGGGAAGAGTACTCAGTTGGCTATGAACTCTTAGATGAGGGAGAGCCAGTACCATGTGAAGAGTGGGATTCTCCTATCATCCTAAGTGAAACCGCCATTGAGGGTTTATTCAATGCAACTCGCACAAGCAAAACCTTTGGCTGGAGGAATGAGAATATCACCCAAAAAGAGGAGACATGGATTCAGAGTGGTGGTGAGCAGTCAGATTATCTTTTGCGGTTTCTCACTAAATCCGGTGAAGTTCTGAACTGGCGAGGAGAGACAGTAGCCGCTTGACTTGTCTAACCTTTCCTGTTATAATAGTAATATCAATCAGCGCGGAGCTATAAATAACTATGACATCTAAACCCTGGTATTACGGAGAACTACGCACTGACGTAGAATTTGCTGTACACGACTGGATAGAAACACCAAAGCATCCAGATTGGGGTGCGTTACGCAATGCGCTCATGGAAATCACCGATTGTAATCAGACATTGGTGTATGACATTCTACAAGATATACGAGATGGCGGTATATGAACATATTTTATCTTGATCAAGAACCCAAGCAGGCTGCCCAGTGGCATTTCGACAAACATGTAGTCAAGATGATTGTCGAATATGCACAACTTATGTCCACTGCACACCGACAACTAGATGGTGAACAGTACATAGAACACAGGGCTGGCAGACGCATCAAGCGTTGGCGTTCACCCACAGAAGAGTTAGATTCCACGCTATACAAAGCAACGCACAACAATCATCCTTCTGCAATCTGGACTAGAGCAAGCAAAGCAAACTATGAATGGCTATTTCGCTTGTTTGTAGAACTCCTAGACGAATACACCCACCGATATGGTAAAGTACACTCTACCTCTCGGCTGATACCACAACTCACCAACCCGCCCAGTAATATATCAGATAATGCATTTACTGAACCACCACCAGCTATGCCCGATGAATGTAAGATCCCCGGCGATTCAATTGCCAGTTATAAGAACTATTACATTCAAGAAAAGCAGAGACTGGCAAACTGGAAACACCGAGAAACCCCATACTGGTGGCAAACCTTGGTGACCACAAGCGAGATTTGATGTGAATATAATTTCTATTCCCAGAAGTGGTGCCACGCAGTTTGGTATGGACTATGCGAATCAAAATGGACTTACTTGGCGAGGAGAGAAACGACTAGAAATGGTAGATGGATATGGGTATTACGCTCGTATGAAGCAAGGAGGGCATACGAGTGGAAAAGAATGCCAGCCCATATATCCCACCATCAATTCCTACTGGGAAGCAATGAAAGATCCATCATCGTTATGGCTGATAAACTCCCATGACGATGTGTCCGGTCATCTATATGATGCCGGGGTGTGTAGCACAATCTTACGCAAGAACTACATGCACTCATTCCATAGTATGCATAGGCTGTTCAATGAATATAGGAAGGTACACGACCTAAGTCCAAATCTTCCTTCTGTGCCGTGGTGGGTAGATGACTGGAAACCTTTCGTACAGAATCTATCATGCATCATATCATGGGTGACTGAGTATGATGTACCAGTTGTATGGTACGAAGAATACTTCCCAGATGCAGATATAGAAAGGTACAATCATCCAGATAACTGGCAATTGAGCAGGATATCGGACGGTAGCGGCAATCTAGCACACTGGCTCAATCGCTTCAACATAGAGAATAAAATGAAGGAATTAGTGAATAGAGGTTGACATTAGGCTCCAGTGTGTTATAATAGATGTATAATTTGATGAGAGGAAGTGATGAGACAAAGACTACAAGCAGGACTTGAGAGTAAGATTCTCAGACTGGAGATAATGCTCCGGGATCCATATATGAGTCTGGAGAAGTATGTTCAGATAAAAAGAGCCATCGACCGAGAGAAATTGCAGTTGGCTGACCTAAAATTGAGTGCGAGGAAGTAATGAAGACGATATTAATAGACTGTGATGGAGTATGCCTCGATTGGGAAGAGGCGTTTCTAGTCTGGATGCAACACAAAGGTTACACTCCCGCGGCAGACTACAAGCAACGATACAGCATTGACCGGTGGTTCGACTTTGACAAAGCAAAGGGCAAGACCATGGTCATGGAATTCAATGCCAGTGCGGCTATGGGATTTCTGCCTCCACTGCGAGATGCCCAACACTATATCAAGAAACTTGCTGAGAAAGATCAGTACAAGTTCGTGGCTGTCACCAGCATGAGCAGTGACCCATTTGCTCAGAAGCTAAGGATTCAAAATCTAAAGAAGCTATTCGGTCGAGAGACTTTCACTGAATTCCACATCCTAGGGTGCGGTGATGATAAAGACGATATTCTATCTGAATTGAGTAGTAAGTACAAAGGTGCATACTGGGTTGAAGATAAGATAAAGAATGCTGAAGTCGGTATGTCATTCGGACTAAAGCCTCTATTGATGGAACACGGTCACAATATGGACTACAATGGACCAGCTACCCTAGTTAAAGACTGGGAAGAAATTTACAGTATCATAACAGAGAAATGGCGCAAATGATTACATATGAGATTGCAGGGTTAATGATGTTAGTTGTTGCGGGTTGCGGCTATACATCCTATAAGCTAGGTTTCAGGCATGGTGTATTAACAGGACACATGACTGTGGTATGTCTAGTGAAAGAATACCTCTCACAATCACTTGGTGGTGACACCGGTAAGCGACTGTTCGCCAATGACATGTTTGAAAACTGGATGAAAAAATTCATGAATGAGGACTAGGGGATGTGAACAGAGTATTTGGAACTGAGAATCAGCATAGTATAATAGCGGCACCTAGATGTGGTTCCACGTCTCTGGCGCATTATTTTATTGTCGATGAAATTTCCGAGTATGCCGCAAGAAATGTTGACTCACTAGAAGCATGTTTGAATGCACCTGATCCTATCATAGTACTACGCAAACCTGCAGATAGGTCTAAGTCTGGTTCAGTGATGTCTATGAAAATGATATCAGGACTGATGCATGTACCAGGTGCAGATGATAGATACTTGAAGGGCATCTTGAATGATATGCCCAGTATCACAAAAGATCAAATGTGTAGACTAATAATAGAGCAACACTGCGGACCCTGGTTAGTTACCAATATTGGACCGCACATAAATCCAGTAGAGCCCTGGATGAAATGGGAATTCACAAAACAATATGACCTACTGTCTAAACTTAGATACATAAGATTTGAAGAGTTGGACGAATATCTACCAGATACCAAGCATGGATTTAGTGTAGACTATTCAATCGAAATACCTGTCATTCATTACAA